TCGGTCGCATGGGAACTAACACCTTATTCATTCGTTGTGGATTGGTTTATCCCGATCGGGAATTACCTTTCCGACCTAGCACAGATCCCTTACCTTAACGGTAGGTGGCTTGTGACCGAATTTATAAGGTGGCCTAAGCAGAAGCAGGAATGGGTTGATGTCCCAGGAGACCCTAACGATCCTTTCGCATATAGCCATGGTATTGATTACCCTGACATTGTGTGGGAAGGTGCTGGCGTCTATCGTTCTCTCAACCCGCCTACGGCTAGATTTCCGGTTCCGAGGTTTGATTCCTCGTCGCTGGGTGGTAACCGTTTTGCGAATGCAATAGCTCTTGCTTACCAACGTTTCTTAAAATAGGTCTTTCTTCTACTCCATTAACCATCACAGAAGGATACCCAAAATGGGTGCAATGACGAATCTTCTCGTCAAAGATGACGCTGCTTCACCGGTCGAGTTTACGTTCAAGCCGGTCTCGGATAATCCGAACCCGAATTGGCGTACTGCGATAGCTGGTGTTCCCTTTGTCGGGCAACATCGGCTGACTGTAACTGAAGAACAGTTAAAGTCTGGTGATTATAAACGTCAAATGAAGCTTGAGCTCTCCGTAATGGAAACGCTTGGCGCTTCGGGGACTTCTGCGGGCTATGTGGCGCCACCGAAGGTGGCCTACGTAGAGACGGTGTATGTAACACATATCTCGTCTTCACGGTCGACAACTGCCGATCGTGCAAACGCGTTGAAGCTCGCAATTGGCCTACTTCAGGGGGCCAGCAGCACTACTGCTACTGGTACAGTGAATCAAGCCTCTGCGGGGTCGGCGATCAGTGCTTCCACTGCTCCGATTACCTCGTTCTTTACGACTGGCGAAGTGCCTAACTAGCGCTTGCTGCCTATCATAAAGCCGTTCTCATCTTAATGCATGAGGTTTTCTATGCTCAACAACGTAGATAACGGACCAGTCTTGATTGACTGGTTATCGCCACGCGATTATAAGACCTCGTTGGTCTTCATCCATGATATAGCAGAGAAGTGTCGCCATCTCGGCGGAATCCACTCTGCCCACCTGTACGATCTTGTACAGAATGGCAAGTATCGAGAAGTCGTCGACTATCGTGTCCCGTTTGGGGCCGATTTAGAAGACTATCGTTACGCTGTCCAGATACAGGGACTTCTGAAGAAGAACCCCTGGGTGGACCTAGGCTTCAACCCTCTTCGTGAGGGAGTTCTCGCCTTCATAAAAGGCGAGAAGAAGTGTGCTTTAACGAATCTCATCCTTGAGGACTTTCGCCCGAATGGGCGCGTCGCGCAGGTTTTCCACCTAGCACGATGTAAAATCAAAGAACTTTTGGGTCAGGTTCCTCCTTTGGAGGCACTTCAGCTTAGATACGGTCCTGGAGCTAACACAAGCGTTAAATCGGCCGCGGCCTCGCTGTCAGCGAAGCTTGGGGCCACACTTGCGTGTAGTGAAGACATGCTTCCAACATTAGGTGAACTCCTCACGGAGTTACCGATGATCGTCGAGCATTATTGCGAGAAAAGCCCGCATTTGCTCCCCTTCCATGAACCAGATCCCGACGGCGTTAGCTATCGGGTTAATAATAAGGTTCAGGTAAGGATAGACGACGGAAAGCTAGTCTTCGTCCCTAAAGATGCCAAGACACACCGTCCCATATTGGTCGAACCCGTTTTAAACGGGATGTTCCAACTTGGGATTGGTTCCTATCTTAAGGATAGGTTGGCGTCCTCCGGCATTGATCTCCGTGATCAGTCTAGAAACCGGTCACTTGCGTGTGAAGCATCCATTCATGGCCGTTTGGCTACGGTGGACCTCTCCTCTGCTAGTGATACGATCTCATGGGGATTAGTCGCTGATCTTCTGCCCCCCGAATGGCTGGACTTTTTGGCCCAGTTCAGGACGGGAACAGCAAACTACCAGGGTAACATTATCCGTTTGGAGAAGTTCTCCTCTATGGGTAATGGTTATACGTTCGAGCTCGAAAGCTGTATATTCTACAGCCTCGTGTTTGGGTGTGTTTCTCTCCTTGGCGGTGAAATCAGCAACATCGGAATCTTCGGGGATGATATCATCCTCCCCGTTGAGGCCATGGGCCTTCTTTTTGAGGTCTTTGATTATGCCGGCTTTTGGGTTAATCCCCAGAAGTCATTTTGGCATGGACCTTTTAGAGAGTCCTGTGGCTCCGATTGGCTGAATGGGAATGACGTTCGACCTTTCTTTGTCAGAGATTGCATCAATGACAAAACCCTCTATAATTTCCACAATTGGCTGATCAGACATGGCGAGCGTGAGCTTGCCAAAATCTGTGAAGCTTACACGTGGGCCCCTATCCGTATATACGGACCTGATGGGTATGGCGATGGCCATCTCATAGGGTCGCATGATCTTTACCGTAAAAGGAAGGACATACGATCTGGGTTCGAGGGAGGTTATTTTGATACGTACAGCCTAAGGTCCAAGCGGAAACATATCCGCCGTCCTTCAGACTGGTTAGTTCCAGCTTATAGTGTTTATACTAGAAGCGGGGCTGAAACTGACACCGACCCCTATTCCGTTAGGGGTTCTGTCGGTTACGTACGGACGTCCATCTATACGCTCAACGAGGGTATATTCCTTCGTTGATTGTGCCACAAATTTGTGGTGCCCTTTAAGGGCTACAGCTGGG